AGAGAGGAGAGAAAACGCAACATAAAAGAATAGGGTTTTATAATTATGGAAAGAGTAGATATCAGACAGGTAAGATCAAATCCTGATAATCCTAGATTCATCAAAGGAGATAAGTTTGAGAAGTTAGTGAAGAGCATCAGGGAGTTTCCTCAGATGTTAGAACTTAGACCTATTGTAGTGAATAAGGATATGGTAGTTCTGGGAGGAAACATGAGATTGAAGGCTTGTGAGGAAGCAGGAATTGACCAAGTACCTATCATCTTTGCAGATAATCTCACAGAGGAACAACAGAAGGAATTCATCATTAAGGATAACTCCTCATTTGGGGAATGGGATTGGGATCTATTGGCTAATGAATGGGAAACTCAGGATCTTATTGAATGGGGATTAGATATCCCTGATGATTGGGCAGTAGATGAAGTATTAGAAGCAGAGGAGGATAACTTTGAAGCAGCAGATGATATACAAACAGACATAGTCTTAGGAGACCTTATAGAGATAGGAGAACATAGATTACTCTGTGGAGATTCAACGGATAGTGATCAGGTAGCTAAGTTGATGAATGGAGAGAAGGCGGATATGGTATTTACTGATCCTCCATATAATTTAAGCTTTAGTGGTAGTATGAGCAATACAACTAGAGATGGTTTAATGATAAAGCACAAAGGAGCTAATCAATTACACGATGCTATTCATAACGATAAAATGAGCCCTGATGAGTTTTATACTTTTATATCAGATACATTAAAAGAGATAAAATTAAACTGCAATGGTGCTTTTTATATTTGTTTTGGAAGCCAAACACTTAATCAATTGTTGCAACCATTTTTAGATTTAGGAATGGAGTATAAGAGTATTATAATCTGGATGAAGAATCAAGCCACATTAAGTGGTAAGGATTATAAAGGAAGGTATGAGCCTATTTTATATGGTAGGTTTAATGATGCATTCTATGGGGAGAGATATAAGCAAGAGGATATATGGGAATTTCAAAGAACCTTAAAAAACGACTTACATCCCACAATGAAACCTATACCTTTAATTGAAAACGCTTTAAATAATAGCAGTGTAATAGGCATGAGAGTTTTGGATTTATTCTTAGGCTCAGGCTCTACTATGGTAGCAGCACATCAACTCAAACGCAAGTGCTATGGTATGGAATTAGATCCTAAGTATTGTCAGGTTATTATTGACCGAATGAAGAAACTTGATCCAACACTTGAGATTAAGATAAACGGAAATCCATATGGACAAAACTGAACAACATAAAAAGGCAATGATAGAAGCCTTAGAGAAATCTCTAGGGGTAGTAACCTCTGCCTGTAAATCTGTAGGGATAGGAAGAACTACTCATTACTTATGGCTAGAGAAAGATCCTGAGTATAAGAGAGCAGTAGATGATATTTCTAATGTAGCACTTGATTTTGCAGAATCACAATTACATCAACAGATAAAGGGAGGGAATCCAACCTCAACAATATTCTATCTAAAGACTAAAGGAAAGAAGAGAGGATATGTAGAGAGACAGGAGATATCTCATGAGGGATTAAAGACATTCCAGATAGAGGAAGTGGATGAGCAAGATCCAAGTTAACAAGGTCTATGGACATCTAAAAAGATCAGATAAGAAGATCATAGTTGAGCAGGGAGGAACAAGGTCAGGAAAGACATACAATATTCTCCTTTGGCTCATTTTCTATTATTGCACTAATCATGAGGGCAAGACAATCACAATAGCTAGAAAGACATTTCCTGCAGTTCGCTCTTCTGTGATGAGGGACTTTCTTGATATCCTGAAGGGAGCAGGAATCTATCAGGAGGAGAAGCATAACAAATCCAATTCTGAATATATCCTCAATGGGAATCTGATAGAATTTATTTCTATGGATCAGCCTCAGAAGATTAGAGGTAGGAAGAGAGATCTTGCTTTCCTGAATGAGGCTAATGAACTCACCTTTGAGGATTGGCAGCAAATAGTATTCAGGACTAACGGCAGGATTATTCTGGATTACAATCCCTCAGATACATTCCATTGGATATATGATAGAGTTATACCAAGAGATGATGCTGATTTCTATCAAACAACCTACCTAGACAATCCATTCTTAGATCAGACTATCATTCAGGAGATAGAGAGACTCAAGGAAACAGATGAGCATTATTGGAGAGTTTACGGATTAGGAGAGAGAGGAACAAACAGAGCGCAGGTATTCCAATTCACAACTATCCAGAAGATTCCTGATCAGGCTAAGTTCTTATCATTTGGTTTAGACTTTGGATTTACGAATGATCCTAGTGCATTGGTGGGATGTTATCAGGAAGGGAACAATCTATATTTTGAGGAACTGCTATATTCTACTAGGTTAACTAATCAGGATCTAGATAGAGAATTCAGAAAGTTAGAGATAGGGAGATATGATGAGATCTATGGAGATTCAGCAGAGCCTAAGAGTATTGAAGAACTGCATAGGATGGGATGGAATATCAAGCCTACTGCAAAGGGTACAGATTCAGTCAATGCAGGAATTGATATGTTAAAGAGATACAAGATTCATATCTTAGGGGCTAACTTAATGAAGGAGATGGAGAATTATAAATGGATGGAGGATAAGAATGGTAACCTCCTGAATAAGCCTGAGGATAAATACAATCACCTTATTGATGCATTGAGATATGGGGTATATAACAAACTAAGCAAACCTAATTATGGGAGATACACAATCCGTTAAGATTACAATACCTGAGAATCTAGGAGATATTAAGTTAGGGAAGTATAAGGAGTTCATCATTAATGCTGATGAGGAGAATGGTGATCAGTTGGCTCTATATTATTTCTGTGGGTTAGATGGAGATATGCAGGAGGGTATGAAGAAGAAGGATCTGGATGAGATAAGGAATCAGCTAGGAGAAGTATTATCTGAGAAACCTGCACTTACTAAATCATTCCAATACAATGGAAAGGAATATGGATTTCATCCTAAATTAGAGGATATATCATTAGGGGAATACATAGATCTAGATACATACCTAAAAGAGCCTTATAAAGATGCTGAGAAGATATTAGGGGTATTGTATAGACCTATAACAAAGAAGATGTTTGGTAGGCATGATATAGAGAATTATGATCCTGATAAGCATAATGGATTAGGCTTTCAAGATTTAGGTGCTGATATATTTATGGGTTGTCTGCTTTTTTTTTATCGTATCGTAACAGACTTACAAATAACTTTCCTGAAATCTTTGGAGAAGGAGAAGAAGAAGGATATGATGCACAATCCCAATTCAGTAGAAAATGGGGATGGTATGGAGTCGTATATCAAATTGCTCAAGGCAATCTCCTCAGATTTGAGGAAGTAACAGAGTTACCATTAAGAACTGCTCTTACATTTCTGGAGTATGAGATTGATAAGAATAATGTGGAGAGATCATTGATGAAAAAAAATTCCTAAAAAAAAATAAAAAAGTATTAGGTTATTAAAATCTTTTTTTCATATCTTTGAGTATCATTAAAAAGATAGAGAGATGACACTTACAGAAAGACTTACAATTGAGACTCAAGAATTAAAGAAGGCTTACATTAAAGAGACAATCGTTTGGGCTGAACAAGATTTCCAAGCATTGAAAGAGCAGGTTTCAAATCACAAATACACCACTGAAGGAAGTAAAGAATGGTGGGCTATGGAAAGAAAGATGGAGAAATTGCCTGTTTGTTTTTGGAGAAATGATATTGATACTTGGATTGAGATTCAAGTTAAAGCAGCGGAAAAGCACTACACAAACTCAATCGTAAAACTTGCTCAGAGAATTGAGAAGAAAGATCTAAACCAAGACAAATTAGAATTGAGTACATCTTACATGGATCTGAATATCTCTACAACGATTACAGATGGAGAGAAGCAAGTTAGAGCATACACGATTATTGCTTGTGGAGAGATTCAAAAACCACATTACAGATACCTAATTAAATAATAATCAAAGGGAGGGGCAACCCTCCCAATTTAAATAATAGAGAGATGAATTTATACGAAAAATTAAGCCCAGAAGCAATTAAGGTATTGGATCAGGAAATGATCCTTTACCCTTATTCTACAACTGCATTAATCAGAGCATTGAAGGAGAACAGATACTGCTTAGATCTAACATTAAATGAGTGCCATAGAGTAGCAGCAGTTTTTGGATTTGAATGTACATTGACTAATATTATAAACTTCTTTGAGTAATGGATTATTTGGATAGAGAGTTAGCAAGTTATCAATACTATCAGGATGCTACCTGTGAGAATTGTGGAGGATGTCTGATAGAGGAGTATTTTGATTGCCATTGTGAGGAGGAAGAAGATGAGCATTTTGGTATCTAGGTTGTGCTAGATTTGTTGTTAGGTGTTAGAGAGGGCTGTGGTGGCTCTCTCTTTTTTTTATCCCTATTTTAGCGAATAGGGTTTTTTAATTGTATGAAGAAAGGATATTATCAAATTACAGAAGCATTAGAAGGTGCTGCATCAGCAAATGATCAGGTAAACCAAGTTACTTGGGGCAACATCTTTGATCTTGATTTCAGAAAGCAGGATATGTTTCCAATAGCACATATCATTACAGGGAGTGCAGTATTACAGGAGAGAACTATTACCTATGAGTTTGATTTGCTAGTAATGGATATAGTAGATTATTCTAAAGATTCTAAGGATCTTATTGAGGGGAATATGATGAAGCAGGATATCTACCATAGAACACTTGCTGCAATATCTGAGATACTAGCAACCTTCAGGAGAGGTACAGAATATGATGCTTATTTCAGGTTAGCTAATGATCCTGTTGCAGAACCTTTTGATGAGGATATGGAGGCTAATGTTTGTGGATGGAAAGCAACTCTCCAGATAGAGGCTATCAATCCTAATAACATCTGCTAATGGATAATACTAAGAAGGCATTAGAGAAGTTTGGTAAATACTTAGTGAAGGAATCTAGAAAGAACCTTACTAGGAAGAAGAAGAATGTAACTAATAGCCTTTATGATTCCTTAGATTATCAGGTAAAGGCAATGCCCAATTCATTTGAGTTTGACTTCCTGATGGAGGAATATGGTGAATGGGTAGACAAGGGAAGGAGAGCAGGGAAGAATCCTCCATTCTCACCACTTAGGAAATGGGTAGAAGATAGGAGAATACAATTCAGGGACAATAGAGGTAGATTCCAGACATATGATCAGACTGCTTGGGCAGTTGTTAAGAGCATTGGGAAGAAGGGCATTGAGCCTTCAAACTTTTATACTAGACCTTTCAATCTAGGATTCCAGAAGTTACCTAATGAGGTTGCTGAGGCATATGCTTTAGATGTGGAGGAGTTTCTTGATTTTACGATTGACAAATTAAACGAACAATACAAGGATGGCAGTAATTAGTCCAACAGGGTTGCTAGGGGTTAGATCTCCAATAATGATTTCATGGGATGGGGCAAGTTCAGTAACTATGCAACAATTCAAGCTAGAGATATATGCTTGGACAGGGGCAAAGACATCAAGACCTGCATCACCTGTTTATACGATTGACAGAACATCTGGGTTTGTGGATATATATCCCAATGCTGATATTGCTCCTTTATTGCAGGACTTGTTTGATCAGAAGCTAGATAAGATATCTGTTGCAGAGCCTGATAATCTAGGAACAGAATCTATTCTATGGATGAATATAGATTATACCATAGGATATATTGATTCAACTCCTGCTTCAGTTCAGGAAACAGGAACAACTACAACTGCATTGATAACAGATGGATATTCTGATTTCTTAGATGGAGTAAATAAGGATCTAGGGGCAACATTCTTAGTTCAGGGAAATGAGAGATATCTATCAGGACTTGATACCTATAACTTACCTGTTTTCTTAGGAGATACAGGAAGTGATTTCCAAGCAAATCATAGGAAGATAAAATATACAGGATCAGATGCTTCAACAGATACATTCACAATCTCAACCTTTGTAGATAGAACATCTAACTTAGCTGAGGATAGAGTTGTATTGATTCCAGCAGGAGTTCCAAACTTGCAGAATTTTATAATAGCAGAAGGCGCTGCTACAACACTTAATGATCCTGATGAATTAGATTATTATGATATAGAGATTCTGGATGCTAATTTAGTGGTGCAGGATAGCATCAGGATATACAATCAATGTGAGGCAAAATATAGCCCTGTGCAGTTGCAGTATGTGAATAGGAAAGGGATGTGGGATAGCATAACATTCTTTAAGAGAAAGGATGAGGATATAGCTATCAGCAAAGAGACATACAGGCAACAGGTAGGATCAGCATCTTCATCAGGATATACTTGGGTAGATAACTCCAGAGGATTAAGGACATACAATCATGAGGTTAGAAAGACTACTACCTTAAACACAGGATTTGTGAATGAGGGATTGATTGATGAGATTCAGGATATGATGATGAGTGAGTATGTAATAATGACTATCAATAGAACAACTACTAAGGTTCAGGATAATTATACCATTACTCAAGATTTCAGAGCAGTAAACATCACAACAGGATCATTGAGAGTACAGAAGCATATCAATGATAAGACAATCAATTATACATTACAGGTAGAATTTGCAACTCCTGAGAATGCAATGCTATGATAGAGATTTATATTGGCTCAGAGAAGTTAGATCTGTTTAAGGATGAGGATGTAAATATCACATTGAGCATTCAGAATGTGAAGGATATCAGTAAGCTATTTACAGACTTCACTCAGAACTTTTCAGTTCCTGCAT